CGACGCAATCTCTCTCCAAAACGGGACAAAACGGTGCAAAACGGACATACTCGGTCCGTCAAGATGTCGGATTCGCCCTTTATGTCCGAATCCAATCCAGACCAGTCGGGGGCTAGCTGAGAATGGCTGCTTTGAAGGGCAAGGCAAGCCCACGCCTAGAGACTCCTAAGATCAAGGGGCCAACCAAGGGCAAGGAGTTTGCCGAATGGGTTGCCAAACACTCTGACCCTCTGCTGCCCTGGCAGAAGTACGTCAGCGAGCGCATGATGGTCACGAATAAGAAGGGCGAGTACGTCCATACCACGCAGGGCCTACTCCTCAGTAGGCAGAACGGAAAGACTCACCTAGCAAGGATGCGTATTCTCTATGAGCTCTTTGTCGAGCCACGCAAAAGCCGGGTAATTGGCCTCTCGTCTAATCGCAATATGGCTATTGACACCTTTCGCCAGGTGGTCGATGTTATTGAGGCTAATGACAACCTCAAGGCCTTGGTCAAGCAGATCAGGTTTGCTAATGGCCAGGAGTCCGTCACCTTGCTCGACGGAAGCATGTATGAAATCGCTGCTGCGACTCGAGACGGTGTCCGAGGCAAGACAGCGCACCTGGTTTTCGTCGATGAGCTTCGAGAGATCAGTCCAGAAGCCTGGGCAGCTATCCGGCCTACCACGACAGCCACCGGCGGCGTGTTACTTACCTGCAGTAATGCCGGAGATGCGTTCTCAGAGGTTTTGCACTCTATTCGCGACCTGGCCCTCAGCTATCCACCTAAGAGCCTTGGCTGGTGGGAGTATTCGGCCGAGCCCTTCTGCAAGGTCGATAATGTCGAGCAGATTCTCCAGGCTAACCCTTCGGTTGGCCATACCATAAAGCTGGAGACGATTCAAGAGTATATAAAGACCACAAAGCCGGACGTTGCCAGAACTGAGCACCTTTGCCAGTTTGTCGATAGCACTACCTCACCTTGGCCGCCTGGAGCTTTCCAGGACCTCACGGTGCAAGACCTCGAAATCACTCCCGGAGCCCTGACTATCTTCGGCATAGACGTAAACCATACAAAGCGCAAGGCCTCGCTCGTCGCTGGCCAAATTTTGCCCGATGGAAAGATAGGCGTAGGCGTCATGGAGGAATGGGTTTCGGACGTAGCAATTGATGAGCTGCAGGTAGCTACCGGCGTCAAGGCCTGGGCCGATAAGTACCGGCCTCGCCTGCTCTGCTACGACAAATACGCCACGCAGAGCATCGCTAACCGCTTGGCCCAGTCGGGTATCAAGATCGTGGACATGTCTGGCCAAATCTTCTATACTGCGTGTAGCGATCTACTCGATGCGATCGTAAACAATCGACTGTCTCACAGGGGACAAGATTCTCTAGTCAGCAGTATGAATAACTGCGGAGCTAAAGTCAGCGACGCTGGCTGGAGAATCGTTCGAAGGAAGTCAGCCCACGGAGACGTCTCAGCAGCCATAGCCCTGGCCATGGTGGTCCACCAGCTCGTCAAGCCTCAATCTAAGCCGCAGATTTTTAGCTAGTCCCAAGTACGGGACACGTCGCAAATGTCCGAATTGTCGGAAATGTGTGCTATTCTATAACCTATGGCATTTTGGGATCGCTTCCTTATTCAAGCACCTAAGCTAACTTCTGAGGTCAAGGCCCAATATGCCCCTGCGGTAATGGGGGACGACTTTGGGTATTTCAATACTCAACTTATTACAAAGGTTAGCCGAGACGTGGCTATGTCATTACCTGCCATTGTCCGATCTCGCAACCTTATTGCTGGCACAATTGCAAGCATTCCTCTGCATCTATACCGAAAGTCCAATGACGAGCGAATCGGCTCGCCAAAATGGGTAGAGCAGCCAAGTCTTCACCAGCCGCGAAGCGTGACTCTAGCTTATACAGTCGATAGTCTTTTGTTTTATGGCGTTGCATATTGGCAAATTACCGAGCAGTTTCAAGATGATGGCCGCCCGGCGCGTTTTATTTGGATTGCTCCAACTCGCGTAACGCAACAAGTCTCACCAGATAATCAATTCGTTACCCAGTATTACGTCGATGGCGCACCAGTCCCGATGAGTGGACTCGGCTCGCTTATCACATTCCAGGGACTTAGCGAAGGTATTCTAAACACAGGCGCAACAATTATTCGCCAGGCTTTTGAGCTGCAAAATGCAGCGCATCGCGCAGCAGTTGCTCCAATTCCATCCGGCGTAATCAAAAACAATGGCGCAGACCTTAGTGAGAACGAAGTAGCAGCACTCCTGTCACAATGGAAAGCTGCACGTCAAAAAGGCTCGACTGCGTATCTCACCAGCACGTTAGATTACATGCCCACGTCTTTCTCGCCGAAGGATATGGGCTACGCAGATTTGATTACCCAGGTCACTACTCAGATCGCTCGTCTCTGCAACATTCCGGCGTACTACTTGTCAGCAGATGAGAACAACAGCATGACCTATGCCAACGTCCAAGACGAAAGGAAGCAGCTCATCTCGCTTGCTCTCCAGCCCTATATAACTGCTGTCGAGTCTCGCCTAAGCATGGACGATATTACAAACAGCCAAAACTATGTCCGCTTCGCAATTGATGAAACATTTTTGCGAGCAGACACAATCGAGCGCCTCACGGCGATTGAGAAGATGATCTCGCTCGGCCTTATCACAGTCGAGCAAGCGCAAGAGATGGAAGACCTTAGCCCGAATGGAACCGCATGAAACTAACATTCACCGCAACCGATATTCAGGCCGATGAGGGCCGCCGCCTTATTTCCGGCAAAATCTTGCCATTCAATAACGAAATTGGTTACACCAATGTAGGCCGCGTCAAGTTTCGCGCAGGCTCGGTTCAATGGGATGATGCCAAGAAGGTCAAGTTTTTGCTCGAGCATGACGGACGTAAGCCGCTAGGCCGCGCCCAGTCCATTATCGCTGAGGGCGATGCGCTTTACGCAACGTTCAAGGTTGCTAATACCACCAGGGGATCAGATGCTCTCGTGGAGGCAAGTGAAGAATTACGCTCTGGGCTGTCAGTCGGTGTAGAAGTACTCGACAGTAAGCAAGTCGGTAACACGCTGGAAATTATTAGCGCACGACTTGAAGAAGTTTCTCTGGTATCTAATCCGGCTTTCAAGTCGGCAGAAGTGCTAGAGGTCGCTGCATCCGAAGGCGATGCAGTTGAAGAAAACAACAATGAAAGCGAGGCATCTCAAGTGGAGAACACCACCCCTGAGACCGTTGCGCCTGAGGCAGTCGAAACTCCAGTAGAGGCCTCTCGTCCAACAATTACCGCCGCCGTTGCATACGCAAAGCCACGCATTGAGGTTACTCCAGGTGCATACCTTGAGAACACGGTGCGCGCATCCATGGGTGACGATTCAGCTCGTCAATGGCTTGCAGCAGCAGCAGATACAACCGACAACGCTGGCTTGATTCCAACTCGTCAGCTATCCGAAGTTATCAATCCTTTGAGCAACGCCGACAGGCCATTTATTGATGCGGTCGGGCGTGGGACGCTTCCTGACGCTGGCATGTCCTTCGAAATTCCTAAGCTCACCCAGGTCCCAACAGTTGCCGCAACTGCAGAAGGCGCTGCACCAGCAGAACAAGATCAGAACATCTCGTTCCTTACGGTAAACGTTGCCAAGTACGCAGGCCAGCAGACCTTCTCAGTAGAGCTTCTTGATCGCAGCTCTCCTGCGTTTTTTGCTGAGCTTACTCGCCAGATGCAATTTGCTTATGCAAAGGCAACCAACGCAGCAGTTGGCACCGCTGTCGTAACTGGTGCAACCGATGGCGGAAACCGCACAATGTCAGCAGCTAACCTGCTCGACTTTGTAAGCGATGCAGCAGTTAGCATCTATTCCGGCTCGCTCGGATTTGCTACCAACGTTGTCGTTTCTCCAGAACAATGGGGCGCAATTATGGGCTTGATTGATGGATCAAACCGCCCGGTTTATGTCCAGACGATCAACCCACAGAACGCATCTGCAAACCTCACTCCAACAGGTATTCGCGGAAACGTTCACGGATTGAATCTCTACGTATCGCGCTCGCTTTCCGGAACCGGAGACGGCACTATCGTCGTTATCAACCCAGAGGGCTACACCTGGTACGAGTCGGGAACCTTCCGCCTCGAGTCGAACCTCATCTCGACTGGCCAGATCAACGTAGCGCTTTACGGTTATGGCGCCATTGCGACCAAGGTGGCCGCTAGCGCTTATAAGTGGATGGTTGCATAACCCATTCAGTAATAGTGATCCCGGGTACGAGGCTCGGCCCGGGATCACCCATAACAAGAAAGGAAAGAGATGCCAGCCACATACGTTACGATCGCTGAACTGCGTACTAATCTTGGAATTGGCACTCTTTATGCAGATTCAGTAGTAGAAGAAGTCTGCCAAGCAGCAGAGAACATTCTAAAAGAGAAGCTTTGGTTCAATGAGCAAACCGTCGTTGCTATCTCAGCCCAAGACACGACCGGCCGTATCTACATAGCCGAGAATGTTCAACAATTTGTCGTAGGCGACGTCGTAACCATTGAAAACGTGCGTCAACATTACAACGGCAGCAAGACCATCACAGCAGTCAAGAACAATGGCGAGCATTATCTTGAGTTTGTCAATGCTCAAATTACGACACGTGAAAAGCACAGCATCGCGCCTTATGGCCGAGTTTTTGGTTCAACTAGCATTGATTACGCAACGCTCCCACAAGTTCGGGAAGCTGCGATGATGATTGCAGTAGATATTTGGCAGGCCAGGACAGTTTCACAAACTGGCGGAGTTTCCCCAGATTTCACTCCAGCCCCATACAAAATGGGCAATAGCTTGACCAGTAGGATCAGAGGTCTCATCGCAGACTATCTTCACCCGGGCGGCCTCGTAGGATGAGTGCAGTCACTACCCTACGCTCAACGCTAGCAACCGCACTAGCAAGCGCGAGCACCTGGCAGGTGTTCTCTTTTCCGCCTGCTATGGTGCTCGCGAACTCTTGCATTATCAGCCCTGACGACCCATACATAGTGCCAAGCAATAACGGTTACATTACCGTAGCTCCTCTTGTCAATTTCAAGGTTATGCTCACAAAGCCTTTATATGACAACCAGGGCAACCTCAATGGGATGGAAGATTACATCCTCGAGCTATTTACAAAGCTGGCAGCCTCTTCGCTCAAATACAACGTAAGCGAGGTAGCCATGCCTGCGGTCATGTCCCTCAATTCTGGAGACCTGTTAGTAGTCGAAGTAAAGGTCTCAGTCCTATCGAGTTGGAGCTAAGCATGGATAAACGCACCAGATTTCTGGTCAAAATCGGCCAGATCGAAAAACCCAAGGCAGTAGCAAAACCCAAAAAGAAAGAAGACAACGATGGCGATTACGCTGAATAATAAGGCAGGTGTAAAGATCGGCGGAGTGGACTTCAGCGATCTCGTCACCGCCGCAACCCTTACCATGACAAGTGAAGAGCTCGAGGTCACGGCCCTAGGCGATTCTGCAAGGCAATACGTTGCAGGACTCCAGACTGCACAGCTCACTCTCTCATTTCTCAATGACACAGCATCCGGCGAAATCCTTGACACCCTGCTTACCGCATACGGTACAACCGTCGCAGTCAAGATGATCCAGGACGCTAGCGTAGCTGTTGCGGATGGAAATAAGCTTTATACGTTCGATATTCTGGTAAACAACCTTACCCCTATCAATGGCGCGGTTGGCGATTTGAGCACCCAGGACGTTACCTTTACGGTAAACTCTGCTGTGACAGTAGCCGATACAGGAACCTGGTAGGAGAACCACATGGCGAGCCTCAAGATTGTCCAGACAGACGGAAATACAACTGAACACAGAATCACCCCAGCAGTAGAGTACGCTTTTGAATTGCATCACAAAATTGGCTTTCATAAAGCCTTTCGTGAGCGCGAAGAACAAGGCTTGCTCTACTGGCTGGCTTGGGAATGCCTAAGACGATCCGGCGTTGGCGTCAAGCCTTTTGGAATTGACTTCGTGGCTACGCTCGAAAGCGTGGAAGTTATTGAGGACAGCTTCCCAAAATAGATAAGGATTCTGCAACCTACTTGATAGCCCAGCTATCGGTAGAAACCGGAATCCCACCGAGCGAATGGTTAGCGATGGATGAGCGCATGTTTCGCGCCATACTCGCCTACCTGAGAGAGAAGTCAAAGGGAGTCAAAAGTGGCGGTAGTTCTCGAAGGGTATCTCGACACTCTTAGAGCCCTGCGCCAATTTACGCCTGACTTGTATAAGGAACTAAATAAAGAGATTCGCTCTGCCCTGCAGGAAGTTATCACGGATGCTAAAAAGCGAGTCCCTAACGAATTCGGTCCCGGCTCTGGTTTGCGTCAATGGTCAGAGCCTAACAAATACCTAGGACAGCAGAATTTTCCTAAATGGTCCGGTGCTGTAGTCCGTCGAAATCTTCAATATAGCACCAGGTCCACCCGGCCTAATAAGTCTGGATTCGTCCAGGCCTATAGCCTTTTGAGCAAGTCTGCAGCCGGAGCTATCGCTGAAACCGCAGGAACCCAGAATAGGCAAGGCCAGCCGCACGTAGGCGCTGTAACGGATCGGACTTACCAAAACCGTAAGCAGAGCCATTCGGATAACCCTAGAGCTGGTGCTCAGTTTATCGAGGCCCTGGACCGCAATATCGGTGAACTAAAGCGCGTGGGAGGCAAGACCAAGAACAAGCGCGGCCGCATCCTTTATGCTGCGTATGAAGCCCAGCAGGGCCGCACCATTGATAAAATTATGCTAGCGATCAGAAAAACCAAAACGCTATACGAGCAAAGAGTCAGCGATCCCAGAGTAGGTAAAGCAGCATGATAAATATACCCATTTTTAGCACGTTCAAGAATGCTGGTTTCAAAGCTGCTGAAAGGTCCATGCTTGGCTTGAACCGAGGCTTCCAACGCCTTGGAATTACTATCGCTGGTGCTCTTTCCGTCCGGCAGATAACGCGCTTCGGTAAAGCCGCAGTCCAGGCTTTTACGCAGGATAACAAGGCCGCAAGCGCCTTAGCCCAAACCATGAATAATCTGGGCATGGCTTTCCAGTCCCCAGCCATTGAAGACTTTATCAAGCGCCTATCCCAAACCGCAGCAGTCGCGGACGACGTTTTGAGGCCTGCCCTGGGCGACCTATTGAGGGCTACGCGAAACCTCGGTAAGTCTCAGGAAGTTCTCAACCTGGCTCTTGACATTAGCGCGGCGACAGGCAAAGACCTTAGAACCGTCACGACCGCACTATCACGCGCTTATCTGGGCAACAACGCCAGCCTTGGCCGATTGAACGCAGGCCTGAGTAAGGCATTTCTCGCGTCTGCTTCTTTTGAAGAAGTCCAGGGCAAGCTCGAGGAAATGTTTGCCGGATCATCCCAGAAAGCCGCCGCAACTTACGCAGGTCAACTCGAGAAACTGAGAATAGCCTCAGAAGAAGCTAAGGAAATGATTGGGCAAAGCCTGGTCCAGTCTATCGAATTGCTTGGACAATCTCAGGGCATCGACAAAGCTCAAAAGAAAATGGAAGGCTTCGGCCGCGCAACCTCTGACGTAATCCTTGGCTTTAGCGTCCTTGCTAAAAATGTTACTGGCGGAGCAGACGGTAAAAAGGGTATTTTCGGCAATTTCGTAGAATTGGTCGGAGACCTTACTCGAGTCAATCAATTGCTTGCCGATACCAGGACCCTTGCGGCCCAGGCTCGAGTCGAGTTGCTAGAGCCAGTTCAAAGGCAGTCTATTAGGGCGATTGAAAACGAATCTGCAGCCTCTCTCAAGCGTTGGCTAAAAGAACAAAACGCACTTTCAAAGATACGAAAAGAGCAGGAGCGCATCGCCAAGGCATCCAGGGCGGCTAGGGCTGAGGCTGAGCGACGCCGAAAGATTCTTGAAAAGATCAACCAAGCTGGCGAAATCTTAGACACCGAGCGAGCCAATATTGAGGCTGCCCTCAAGAATAAGAGCCTGGACGAAAACGAAAAGCTGAGGCTACAGCTCAAGAAAGCCATTCTTACCGAGAACGCAGACGAGGCCCTAAAGCTATCTAACGAGCTTGAGAAGTCTCAGAACAGACTAGCTAAGCTTCGGGAGATTTCCGATTCGTTCAAGCCTGCTAACCCATTCCAGCCTTGGCTAGATGCTATAGACGAGCTCAACCGCAAGATTTCGCTACTGGGTAACGTTACCGCGCCTACCGTGGCCCAGGGCGATGCAGCAGCATCCCTTATTAGCCTTGGCGAAAGAACCGGGAATCAAGGCATATTAGACCAAGGCGTGAAGATGCTGAGTGACTGGATCAATCAGGGCAACGACGCAGCTACCTTGGCTGAGTCCCTGGCTGAACGCTCTGGAATCGAGGCAGACATTAGGGGCCGAGAAGTCGAGCAGCAGGTCATAAATCTCAACATGGCCATTAGCAACCTAAGCGGCGACCTACCAGATACCACAAAGAAGCAGATCGTGGATGCTGTCGTCGAAGCTTCGTCCTATGGTCTGGCAACCGGCTGGTTTAGAACTGTCGGAGTGACGCCAGCGTGACGTACCCAATTCAGCTAACGGTATCGTTTGATTTCAGCTCTGGCCCTAACTTCGAGCCGCCCTTTCAGATTGGAATCAGCCAGCTCGGTATCGGCGTCCTGGGTGCAGGTGGTACAGCTTCCCAGGTAGTCGATCTCACTAACCAGACGCTCCAGATCAATATCAAGCGTGGCCGAGACCTAACCCAGGACCGATTCAACGCAGGAACCGCAACCGTACGCGTTATCGACCCAGACGGTTCATGGAACCCTCAAAACTCAGCATCGCCTTATTTTGGGCTTTTGCAGCCTCTTAGGAAGCTTATCGTCACAGCGACGTATAACAGTATCCCCTATCCTTTGTTTGCCGGTTACACGCTCTCCTACGCCTATACCTACCCACAAGACGAGGGCTTCGGGTACGTCGATATTCAATGCACCGACGCCTTTACCTTGTTCAACAAGTCAGCCATTACCAACGTTACCGGGTCCAACAATGGAGACACCACCGGCCAGCGAATAAATCAAATCCTCGACGAAATTGGTTTTCCTGGTGGTCAGAGAACCATAGACACCGGAGATATTACCGTCCAAGATGATCCAGGAACCCTTCGGACCGTCCTACAGGCCTTACAGGACGTTGAATTCACCGAGTATGGCGCTGTCTATATCGACGCCAGGGGCGAGGTTGTCTTTCGCGAGCGTACCGACCTTGTAGAGGCTTTGACAACTACTCCTACCGTCTTTGACCAGACAGGCGGCATACCCTATAAGTCTTTGAAGTTTAGTTTCGACGACAAGCTCATTTTCAATTCATGCAGATTTACCCGGGTTGGGGGAACCACCCAGGTAGCAACCGACCAGGACAGCATAGATACTTACTTCCCCCATACAATCACAAAAGACAACCTGCTCCATCAGACGGATGCGGCCACGCTTGACCTGGCTAAGGCCTATGTTTCCAATAGGTCGGTTACGGATATTAGAATCGACTCTATGACCTTGGACCTAACCACGCCTAACTATGGCGCTGGCATTCAGGCAGCTCTCGGGACCGACTTCTTAGCTCCTTTCGAGATTAGCAACATTCAGCCTGGGGGCTCGACCATAACCAAGACCTTGCAGGTCTTCGGAGTCCAGCACCAGATCACGCCTCGAAACTGGCTCACCACATTCACCACCAGCGAGCCCATTCTGGCAGGTTTCATAATCGGGAATAGTTCATACGGTATAATCGGCGTAAGCAAACTATAGGAGACAACGATGGCACAGGGCTTTCCATTTTCGACCGGAGACGTTTTGACGGCGGCCGCCGCTAATGGTCTTGTTGAATACACCATCAATACCCAGTCTGGCACGACCTACACGCTGGCATCTACGGATCAGTATCAGGTCCTTATTCTCACGTCCAACGCCTCAGCTAAAACGGTTAGCATCCCAACCGACGCAACGACCAACTTCGCTATTGGTACTGCGATTACAATTCTCAACACCGGCACAGCCGATACCACCATCCAAGCAGTCACAGCAGGAACTACGACAGTCACATCAGCCGGTGCGACCAGCGCAAGCCCTAAGGTGTCCGTGAACCGCGCAGCCGTGTGTGTGAAGACCGCCGCTAACACTTGGCGAGTAATCGGGGCAGTCTCGTAATGATCGGCAATATTGTCGCTGCTATAACCGATGGAGGGGAAGCCGCGACCGATTTCGAGTCCATCGCAACCGTCACCGTGGGTGCTGGTGGCTCGGCTAATATAGAATTTACTTCTATACCTAGCACTTTCCAGCATTTGCAAATTAGATATCTTGGACGCGGAACGTTCAACGGCGGGGATGTTGAGGTTCATATGCAAATCAATTCCGACACAGGAAGCAATTACACTCGGCACTTTATTTATGGAGATGGATCAACGGCAGGCGCAGGCTCGGCAACAAGTCAAACTAAAATTGTCCTAAACGACGTCCCGGCTGCTACTTCGACATCAGGAATTTTTGGCACTACCGTCATGGACATTTTGGATTATACAAACACAAACAAAAACAAAACCGTAAGGGCTCTTATTGGTCGCGATAAAAACGGCAGTGGCGTTCTTTTATTGTCTAGTTTTTTATGGTCATCTACAAGTGCAATTACAAGCATAAAAATTTTTCCGTCGGCAAATAACTTTGCTCAATACTCCCACTTCGCCCTCTACGGAATCAAGGGGTAGCCATGCCAAAGACCTATGAGCCGATTGCGACAACTACGCTTGGTTCCAGCGCAACCGAAATCAATTTTACAAGCATTAGCGGATCATTTACGGATCTGATTTTGGTTGGTCGATTCAGTTCGACTACCTTGATTTTTGGCGGCATGAATCTCCGGTTCAATTCTGATTCGGGATCAAATTACAGTTACACGCTTCTCGAAGGAACCGGATCAGCCGCATCTTCGGCAAGGGCATCAAATACAACCGCGATGGAAATGGGCTACAACGGAACCAATGATGCCGGTCAAAACATCATCATTCAGATTCAGAATTACTCAAATACTACGACCAACAAAACCGCCATCTCCAGATACAACTCGCCGGCAGGTCAGGTCATGAGTTATGTTGGTTTATGGCGTAACACCGCTGCCATCACTTCGATTCGCTTCGCGGTCAATAATCAGGCACTTGCCACCGGCTCCACCTTCACCCTCTACGGAATCAAAGCGGAGTAACCATGCCGGTCACATATAAGAAAATTGCCAGCGTTACCGTTGGGGCTGGTGGGGCGGCTTCAATCGACCTGACTTCAATCCCGGCAACCTACACGGACATTCATTGCGTGTTCTCGATAAGAGGATCACAGGCGCAGGTTTATCAGCAACTACAAATTACTTTCAACAATACAACCACAGGATACAGTCAAAGAAATCTTTACGGAGATGGCTCGACTGCGGTATCAAATTCATTATCGGGAAATCATTTTTTTACTGACGGTGTAGGTGCTAACGCCACCGTTTCAACTTTTGGCAACGGGTCAATTTATGTTCCTAATTACGCAGGAAGCACCAATAAAAGCGCATCGTTGGATTTAGTCACAGAAAATAACGCCACTCTTGCTTACACTCAACTTTACGCCCTTCTTTGGTCTAACACCGCTGCCATCACTTCGCTGAAGATTACGGCAGGCAGCGGCACACTCAACCAACATTCAACCGCAGTTCTTTACGGCATATCGAAATCATAAGGAGACACATGACCACCAAACTCGTCGTAGATTGCTCAACCGGTGTGGTTGAGGAAGTCGAACTGACCGAAGAAGAATTGGCGCAACGCGAGGCTGACCGGATTGCCTTTGAGGCAGCCGAGGCAGCACGTTTGGCTGAGGAAGCAGAGAAGGCAGCCAAGAAGGCTGAACTGCTCGCCAAGTTAGGGATCACCGAGGACGATGCCAAACTCCTCCTCTCCTAAACTATGCAAGGCAGGCATCCAACTACGCGAGCAACTGGATGACTCGTTTTCGGACCGTAAGCGGCCAGATGGTTGGGTGGCCGATGCCCGGCATTATCGAGACAATCCTCGCTCTGACCATATCCCGGATGCTGAGGGCTGGGTACGCGCCTTGGATGTATCAGCTCAGTTGGGAAGAGACGAGCAAATGCACGACTTGGTCGATCAGCTTCGAATATATGCCAAACGAGGGGGACCAGGCCGACGCATTTCATACATTATCTTCGACGGCCGAATATGCTCATCATTATACGGTTGGCGATGGCGTAAGTACCGTGGCAGTAATCCTCACCGGTTACACGCTCACATAAGCTTTAGTAAACGAGGCGACCTGGACGGCCGCTTCTTCAATGTCCCTATGCTAGGAGGAGACCTTGCCTAACGAACTAAAACACCCGATAGTCCTCGCAGCCGGAGCTTTTCTTTCGGCCTGGGCAGCTACTAACTTTGAACTTGATTACCGGGCGATTCTTTGGGCTGTAGTGTCTGGTTTGTTTGGATATGCCAAGCCCTTCAAAAAGTGACACCGGCGGAGTGGGTCGGCCTGAGTGCTGGTCTCATCGGGATTCTTGGTGCGTTTGTAGCCGCGTTGCGATGGACGGTTCACCAGTTTGTTCTCGAGCTCAGTCACCAGTTCACGACACGAATGGACAAGATCGAGTCGGACCTTAGCGTGTTATCCACCAGGCAGTCGGACATTTATGCCAAACTAATGCATGAAAGGGGCGGACGTGGCTCAAAAGAAAACAAAGGCGCAAAAGCTCGCAAGCCTGCGCGCAAAAGAACGAGCCGCTAAACGCACGAAACCTATCACCGCCCTTGACCTATGGGCGATACGCATCCATGAAGCAACCGAGTCGATGAAACGCGCCGGTTGGGAAGATGCGCTTATCACTTCTTACGTTCTAGAACAGTCTTTGCCCGATTGGGTAATCTCTGCGCCTGAACGTCCGGTCGAGGACGATGACGACGAGGAAGAGGAAGACTATTAGCATACGCAGAATAGCTTTCATACCGGATTTACAAGTCCCATACCACAGCGAGCCTATGGTCAATTCCATGGCTCGCTTTCTTGCTAAGTGGAAGCCTCACCGGACAATCCAGATAGGCGACGAAATTGACCTGCCTCAGCTTCGCAACGGAGCAAACGTACTGGAAGAGGCCATGGGTAACATAGACGACGACCGGGCCTGGACCCAGGAGATTCTCGAATTGCTAGGCGTAACCGACGTCGTGGGTTCTAATCATGGCGCTCGCGTTTACAAGAGCCTCATGAATCGGCTGCCAGCTTTTACCAAGCTCCCTGAAATGGCCTATCACCGATTCATGGGCTACGACAAGATGGGTATCAATTATCACCCTCAAGGGGTAGGTTTCGCGCCTGGATGGATCGCTATTCATGGTGATACTGCACCCTTGTCCAACAAGCCCGGCCAGAGTGCCCTAAATTCGGCTCTCAGGGCCGGTAGGAGCGTCGTTCAGGGCCATACCCATAGATTAGGACTATCAAGCCATTCTGAGGCCTATAAAGGCAATTATGGGCGAATTCTATGGGGTGTAGAAGTGGGCAACCTGGTTTCGCTTTCTAGCCCAGGAATGGCCTACACGCGAGGCTATGCGAATTGGCAGCCTGGCTTTGTCGTGGGCTACCTGGAAGGCTCGCGTTTTTACCCGGTCCTAGTGCCTATGAACCCAGACGGTAGCTTTGTATTCGAGGGTAAGCGCTACAAGTGATTGAGGATATTGTCCCGGTTGTTCGCACCATTGACGACCACATAGACGACTGGGACACAGCCTCGGATTTCGTTATGAAATCGTTATCGACACGCCGGGGCTATCCGGCACTCTAGGGAGTACCTTAGGCCAAGCCGGTCGAACGTATCGGCGGAAATGAGCCTAAAATGCAAATCGAAACATTAGACGAGATTCAGTTCAAGGCCATGGGGAATGGCATGAGCGATTACCACATATTGCTATGCCAGGCCTTGCTCGACTATCAGCCAGCCCTCAAGCAGCTTGCCCTCATGCTCAAGGAAATGGGCTATATGCACGAGTGTTCTGAGCCGGTGCTAGCTCTTACCTTGCTTATTGACGAGGCTACGGGGGGCTTTTCGCTATGAAGATCAGAAAGCCCAAATATTACCTGAACGCTGTAAACAATAACCTCGAGTGCGCTCAGGTCGCTATCAACGAGCTTGACGACCTGGAGGCAGCCGAGAGGCTTATCCGCAGGGCCTATATCAACCTGCAGAACCTAGCTAATAGCGAGGCTGTCAAATGACCGCCATGGGGTTCGATCCGTTAGCTATTTACTACATAATCGCACTTATAGCTATCCCAGTCCTGGGACTGCTCTACACAGCTATTACTGAGAATTGGTACTGGAAGGGATTTAGAGATGGAAAACGACTCGCCCAAAACGATCACAGCGCAAGAAGTCCTCGATGAAGCGTCAGCTATCCGTAGTACCAGAGGTAACATCTACGGTAGTCCAGTCAGAAACCATAGAAGAATCGCTGAGTTATGGTCCACGTATCTGGATACGCACATCACGCCGGACCAGGTCGCTATCTGTATGGCACTCACAAAGATCAGCAGACTCGCCCAGACTGCAGGTCACGCAAACAGAGATAGCTACGTGGACTTGGTCGCATATGCGGCCCTAAGCGCTGAGATAGCGACAAGCGACCAGTATGCCGATTAGGAAACTACAGACGAAAAGCATCTGGTGTGACATTTGCAAGCTAGTCTACCCTAAGGACAGTTTCAAAGCTCAAAAGCCAGCAGTTTGGCAAGTGATCTCTGAGACAAAGGCCCGGAAAGGAATGACACGTAACTACTGTCAAGACTGTGCGAATTTCGCACAATTACGACATGATGGAACAGTTTGGACATTTAGGCAACAATTGGACTACGCACTAGGGAAAGAGGAATTAGATGGCATGGAATCTTGACAATTATGAGGACGTGGCAAGCCTCAATCGGTGGTATCAGGACAACTTCCCAACCGGGAGGATTGACCTCAAAACCGAATACTTCAACGCCGATAATCAGGAAATCCTCGTCCGTTGTGATCTCTACAGGGATTACAAAGACGAGCAACCGGCAGTAAGTAACCTGGCCAGAGGAAAGGCTGCGGATTACCCGAAGAACATGGCTCGGTGGTATGTCGAAGACACAGCTACCAGCGTTATCGGTAGGTGCATCCTGCTACTCAAGGCTGCTGAGAAAACAGCTACTCAAGACAGTATGAAGCAGGTCGCATACTCAGAAGAGCAGCTCAAGCGTAAAGAGCATTTCGCACAGGGCGGCACCATTGAGACCTACAAGAAGGGCGACCCAGGGTTGAAAGTGGAGCACCCATTCAAGCCAGCCGAGGCCGTCAAGGAAGTGCCCAACGAACCTGAAACGTTTGTCTGGGACACCGAGCAGACGACAGCTTTCCAAAACGAGCAGGCAGTTTTAGACAATCTCGAGCGTGAACTGGGGACCACCCTCGAAGGTTTCGAGTGTTCTCATGGCCCGATGCAGCGTCGGGAAGGGACCAGTAAAACAGGCCGCCCATTCCTGGGCTATACCTGTCCATCACGTAGCAAGCAAGATCAATGCGAGCCACGCTGGGCCAAGTTTGTAGGCGGAAAGTGGGTATTTGAGAACAAGGCGACCGACTATGGAAGATAAAACAGGTCAGCCCAACGGTTCGCCTGTGACATGCGACTGGTGCGATATTCGACTTGCCAGTTATGCAGGTTATCGGGTCCAAATGAGCGAGGATGATCCATTGGACTATAACTGGGCTTGCTCAGTTTGCTACGAGAAAGTCTGGATATGAGCAGAAAGGCGCGAGGACGTGAGACAGAGCTATTACTGGCGGAATATCTACAGGCTCATGGCTGGCCAGAGGCGCACGCAGGCAGCGCGAGTGCTGCTGGGAGCGATATTCGTGGCATGGAAGGTATCGACTGGGAGGCTAAGGCTAGACGAGGATTTGAGCCTGCACTTGCTATGGCACAACTTAGAGCCAGAGCGAAGGAGACAGGCCTAGGCATAGCTGTCTTGAGACTTCAAGGACAAGGCCCAAAAGCTATAGATGATTGGGTCTGCTGCCTGAGGCTAAGTGACGTGGTTTACCTTCTCAAGGCGGCTGGTTATGGCAGACGATAAGCAAGTCACCAGGTGTATCGCGTGTGGGGTTTACATTCTGCTCCCACGCGAGCTATGCGAAAGATGCTATCCGAAGGAGTAGAAAATGCGACACGCCGTTCTGACCTGCGGTTTTGTAAATGGATTTGACAGGGCTGCTATGCTGAGTGGCAGTCCCGGCACTTTAGACGGCCGGGCACAAGCCTCACAGCATTGGGCCAGGCTATTGCTAATTTGCTTGTTAGCCTTGGTTTTAGCTTTGCTGAGTTTAGATATATCTCATGCAAGACCAGCTCACGATCCTATGAATTATAAATTACACGCATATAACAAGCTCAAGGATTGGAAGCAATTTGAGTGCCTAGTAGAGCTCTACACTCGAGAGAGTAACTGGCGTGTAGAAGCTCGTAACTACAGTCATTACGGAATACCTCAAGGTAAAAGCCGGTGGTTAGCTACAGCTAATGGATACCAACAAGTCAATTGGGGTATTAGATATATCAAGAACAGATACCAAACACCTTGTCGAGCGCTCGATCACTTCCATCGTAAGGGCTGGCATTAGTGGCTACTAATAGCAGGCGCGATTACAGGTGGAAGAAGCTGAGGCTGCGAGTGTTACGCAGAGATGGGAACACCTGCGCCTATTGCGGAGACGTAGCTACTGAGGTAGATCACGTTATACCGTTAGTGCGTGGTGGATCAGATGATGCTGAGAATCTGGTAGCCTGCTGTCGTTCATGCAACTCACGTAAAAAGGATCAGCAGGTGGGCGTTTTTTTAGCACAAAGTTCTAC